GCTTGTTTCGTCTTTTTCGTCAATTATTAATTCAACTATTCGCATAATATATTAATTAAATTATTGTTTGTTTGTTGTATTTTCTAACCACCTAAAGTTGCGTTTGCTAATCTGTTTCTATCTAACGCCTGTTGTGATGTTACTTGTCCTGAAACTACGTACGCTTGTATTGGTTGTTGGTTTAAACTTGCTAATTGATTAACTCCGCTTTGTCCTACTACGTTAAATTGTGGTGCTGACATTGTTGGAACTGTTGCACCGCCACCGCCACCACCATCGCTTGGAATTGCCGTTCCTTGAAATTGTGTTGACATAATTTTTTTAACTGCAACTAAACCACCTGCTGTTGCTATTCCTGCTGCTATTCCACCACGAACAGGACTTGAAATATCGGGTGGTAAAAACTGCGATTTGTAAGCGTCTCTTGCTGCTGCAAAAGTTGAAATTAACGTACTTGCAATTTGAAACTTTTTATTTAATTCAAATGCTTTTTTTGCATTTGCATTGTTTTTAATTATTGCTTTTTCCTTTTGCGCAGTTGTTAGGTTTTCGTTTGCTAAAACTTTGTCGTTAATTTCCTTGTATTTATTTTCACTCATTGAAGCCAAATCTTGCGTTACGCTTAAAATTTGAATCATTGATTCAATTATAAACTTTAGGTTTCTTTCCCTTAATGCTGTTTGTTCTGCCAAACTTGTTTTTAATTGTTCCCTTGACTTATCGCTAATTGCTTTTTCTGCTTGAAGTCTTTTAGTTCCTTCACTTACAATATCAGAAATAACAGTTGAAGCGCTATCACGTCTTATATAACTTTGTTCTTCTTTTTCTTTTTTTACAACTTTAGTAACTTCAGGTTCGTCTTTTTTAACTTGCTCAACATATTTTGTTCCTGATTTTGTTAAGATGTCAACTTTTATAGCTGCTTTATTTGCAGCTGAACCATAATTTTCAAATCTTTTTTCTGCGTCTTGAAGTTCTTTATTAATTTTATTAACTTTCCTTTGTTGTTCATCTAAACTATTAATTACACTTTGCGGAACTAATGCTTCTGGTCTCTGCAATAATTTTTGATAGTCCGATTGCATAAGATTCAAAAAACTTTGCTCTTTTGCTAATTTTTTTGTTATTTCATCTTGTTTAGCAAGGTTTCTTACAATTAAATCTTCGTTTTTTTGTAAAGCATATTTTGCTTTTTGATATTCTAAATAAGACGCAAGTTCCTTGTTTAATTGTTCTTGAAAATCTCTTTCGTCTTTTATATTTTTTAAAGTTGTTCCGTATTGTGAATTTATTTTTTTAATTAATTCTTCACGTTCTTTTGTGTTTGCGTTTGTTGTTTTTAATCTTGAAATTAAAGTAGCAAAAGCGCCACTTTCCTTTGCTATTTCTTCACGTTGTTTTTTTGCTTCTTCACCAATTGCTTTTTGTTGTTCTGCATATTTTTCTGTTTCGTCACCTGCAAAACCAATTGCTTTACTTATGTCTTCCCAATAAGTATAAATAACTCCTAATGAAACAACAATAAGTCCTATTCCTGTTGAACCTATTGCAGCTTTAATTGAATTAAATGCTCTGACTGCCGTTTTGCCTAAATTTAAAAATGCTTCTTTTGCTTCGGTTAATTGGTCTATTCCGGCAGCTAAAGCCATTGCGCTTTGAACTTTTAAAAGTTGTTTTTCTACGCTTTCGCTTTCAACTCCAATTAAACCCATTGCGCCTTGAACGGCTGCAAAACCACCTGTAACACCTGTTAGCGCTTGTGCTAAACCCTTAAACTTTGCGTCTGGGTTAAACGCATCGGTTAACGCTTTAGCGTCTCCAATCCTATCTTTTAATTCAGCTGCTCTTTTTGCGGCTTCTCTTGCTTGGTCTGAAGTAACGCCAAACTTATCCGCCAACGTTTGAACTTCAAGTTGTGCCGCTTTTAGTTGTTGTTTTAAATTGCCTAAATTTTCTTTAACTTCTAATTCAATTACTTTTTTTTCAGCCATTATCTTTTAGTTTTTTTTCTATTAGTCTTTTACGTTGTGCTTGTTTCCATTGCTCTTTGATGCTTGTAGTAAATTTATATTTACCTTTTGCTATGTCTATGTTTTCACTTTCTCCGTAAAAATCACTTAACAAAAGCATTTCTATTATTTTGTTTATCATAATTGGTTTATTATTATATAATTTCTTTCCGTATTTCCGTTAGAAAAATCAGTATCTAAACTTAAAGTAATTATTCTCGGTGCGTTTGCAGGAACTGTTACTGTTAAATAACCTTCTGCTGTAAACAATACACTTGACAAAGTAACGTTAGTTGCGTTTGCGCTTTTTGAAATCCTTACTTGTGTAGCTCCATTACTAAATAAAATTGCCATACTATGCACAGAACCGCTTGGTGTACTTGTTGTATGAACAATTGGATTAACATTTGCAAAATCACTAATCAAAGTAAAATCTACATCGCCTGTTGTTAAGTCGCTTTGCATTTCGTTTATTAAATAGCGTTTGTCTCTTATTATAAGACGGTCGTTTAACTGAAGTTGTGTAAGTAAAGAAACAGGAAGAACGGTTTTAACTTTTACTAATCTGTTTTTTGGGTTGTATAAATTAGTTAAATAACTTTGATAATATAAAGCATATAAAGTATTTGGATTTTCTACATTATAAAAACTTGAAATTTCTACACCAAAATTTAACGTCAAAGGAAAAATTCCACCTTGTATTAAAATTTCGCTATCTTGTCCAAATGGAACGTATTCTGCTATGTTTGGAAGTCCGTTCCAATGTATTTTGTTTCCTGCTGTTAAAGTTGTTAGCGTGTTCATATATAACAAAACAGGTTTAGGAATATAAGGCGCAAACTCTTTATTTAAACAATAACCAACTTGCAAATTGTTTCCGAAATTGTTATGTAATAAATTTTCAAATGGACTTTGTATTTTGTATTCGCCACCATCAAATGGATAATTTTCTTTTGCGTTTCCGTAACCGTGAGCTGTTAAATTAGCAGGATTTTCAAGGAAATATTTATTTATAAAACTTTCGCTATCTTGATATTTAAACTCTATTAATTTATAAAGTTTTAACCTTTCAATTTCAATGCTTGTTACATCAGTAAATTTTGTTATATCTATTACTGCACCTTTTTTATACCAATCATTTAATGGTTCAAATGTAAATACGTTTTTTGCTTTTGAATATACAGTCATATTAAACTCGTTGCATATTCCTGTAATAAAATCAGATATTTTCATATCTGGAGCAAGTCCTTGTAAATCCGTAAACGAAGTTGTTGTAACGTTATTTGTATAAAATGTTGTTTCGGCTTTATAACTATTCCATTCATTAACACCTACAAAATATTGAGACCAATATTCATATTCTAAAGTGTAAATAAACCTAAATGTAAGCGTCTGCGCTGATTCGCTACGAAGTTTAAAAGTATAAAATACGTTGTTGTTTGGTGTTTGTTCTAAATTAATTAAAGTATAATCTAAACCAAGTGCCGGAGTAACTGTTAACGTTTGTACATAAACTCCATTTTTATAAACGTCTAACCAACAATTTGTAAGCACAGGGGACGCACCATCATAAAAAATATTTAAAGAATGTGAAACTGTTCCGTATGTGTTTGGTGTTCCTGTAAATACGTTTGCACCACCATAAAACGGAGTTACATAAATTGTGTTAAATGTATTATTTGTTGTATTAAATGAAGTATAAGGGTTTGGAACAGGTGTTGTTGCAGGTGGTGTTGTAACTAAAAAAGTTTCTGTAAAAGTTGAACCTGAAATTGTAAAAGTAACGTTTGCGGGTTGTGTAATAAAAAGAAACTTTTCTTTATTCTTATAATATAAAAATGCTTTTCTAAACATATCTGAAGTTAGAAAAATTCCATTAAAAGTTATTCCATATTCTGCTTCAATTAAATCAAAAATACTTGCAACTCTAACCGCAGGAAACAATTCTTGGTATTCTATTTCACCTGCATTATCGCCTATGTTATCCGAATTATTTGTTGGATATTCAAACCATTCAGGACAATTATCTTGTGGTAAAGGAACACTTCCAGAAAATTGCCAAATTCTTTTTGAACTTATTAATGGGTATCTAACATCGTAATCTGTTGTTGAACTGTCTATTGTAACACGGTCGTAAACTTCTTGGTTTATATAGTCGTGGTTTAAACTTGTGTGGTCTAATTGGCTTAATTTGTCTTCATTAAAGAAGTCTTTTAAACTTACTCCTGCTCCGTAAAATGTTACTGAATAACTATCTGCACTTCCGTTTTTTAGGTTCGTCTTTTCGAGCTGAATTTTACCACGTCTAAACAACACCGTGTCAACTTCTATATAAGCGTTGTATCGTTTTTGATAGTCAATAGTTGCGTTTACATCGTTTTGGTAAAAGTGCTGAAATATTGCGTTGTTTGTAGGTGAACAAGGAATTGTAAAACCTTGTGAATAGTCTGTAAATATTTTACTTATATCCGAAATATTTTGAATGGTTGAACTTACGGAAATCTTCTCATCGTTAAATAATTCTAAACGTGAAAATTCTAACTCGGTCTGTGCTAAAGCCGTTTCTATAAATATTGCTACTTGCCTTTTCATTAAATAACTGAATTAATAACATCAAATGCAAACTCAAATTCTAAACTATAATTTATTTGTTTCGTGTTTATATGCTTAAACAACTCCGTGCTTTTACTATTAATCTTTGCAGGTTTATCGTCAATCAGTATTCGTTCGCTTAACATTATTTGTTTTAAAACTTCTTTCCAAGTTTCGTAAACCCAACCTGTGTTAACTTTAACACTTTTTTTGCCGTTAGCGTTAAATACTTTTCTTTGTCCTTCCTTTACGTTGTAGCTAAAACTATTTGTTTGCATCAAATTGTATTCCGTGTTTTCAACACTAAAATTGTCGTTACTTGCCTTAAAGAAAAACTCTCGTTGCCAAGCTCCATACTTGTTTACAAAGTCAATTATAACAGGTGTATATTTGCATTCTTCAAGCGGATAAAAATACCAAGTCGCTTGTACTGCTGAAGCTCCGTTTAAAATTTCTACTTTGTTTCCTTCGTTTACGTTTGCAGTTCTTACTCGTGGAATATCAAATGTCGAACTTGCTACTGCTAAAGTTGTTACTACTGCGGTGCTTAAATTTGTGTAACGTGCTGTAAAACTTGCGCCTGTTGTTACTCTTATTTTTCCTGCGTCTGAAGTCGGGTTGTAGTAATAATTTCCTGCGTCAAGTCCGTAGTTTCCATTGTCAAAATTAAATCCTTGTTCGTAATATGAATAACCATCAAATGCTATGTAATCAATTGTATTTAAAAGAGTATAAGTCAAACCTACTAACTTATAACGTTTAACCCTTACGTTTACTCGTTCATTTGTTGGGTTAGTTGCCGCAGCGTTTCCACCTGCTGAACAACTTGTAAATCTTATGTATTCACGAATGTATGGTGATATGTCGTAAAGTGTTTCAACGTTGTTTGACGCTGGTATTAATTTACTCAACGTATATTGTGGACTTCCTAAAAAAGAACCATTTGCTAAAAACAATTCTAATTTTGAGCCATTTTGCCCTGTTTCTGCAATCCTAATTAAATACGGTGAACGTGCAAATATATTAGCCATTATTTCTTTTCGTTTTTAAATTGTGTGTCTTTAAATAAATTCATTGCGTCTAACCCAAACTTTTCAATAAGTTCATCAGGCAATCTTTTAAACGCAGCTTCAAATGGTTTGGTAAAAAATAAACTCGGTTTTATTCCTTGTGCAAATATTCTTTTCTGCAACCAAAAACCCAAACTTTTATAACCGCCCTTTGCAAATGTTCCATCTGCATTTCTAAATCTTATATTCTTTTTTTGCGCCCATTTACTCAAAGGTTCAACAGGTGGCATTTTACTTTTAAAACTAAACGGACTATTCGGAGCTTTTTGTTTTCCGTTTTTTACTAAACTTGGTTTTGCTCCCTTAACTCCTTTGTCTTGAAATTGTCCGTATTGGTTCATTTCAAACTCTATGCTTAACGAATTAGGCATCGCCTTAACATTTCCTTTTAAACTTTCGTAAAGTCCTTTAGAAACGTTTTTTTTGCTTCGTGTTAAATTAGTACGTGCTTCTTTAATAACGTAATCACGAAATCTCTCAAGTTCTTTTTGTACTTCGCTCTGTTTCATTTTAACAAATAGTCATTTCGTTTGGTGTTACTACATCAAAAGTCATAGTCCAACCTGCCATATAATTCTCAAAACGTTCTGTAAATGGTTCTAAATTTGCCGTGCCTTCAACCATAAATAAGTCGTATGCTAAACTTCCGTGTTTTATTATTTCGTACGCTCTATTTAATACTGCGTGTTGTGTATTCAATACATCAATTTCGTTGTCGTTACCTAAAAAAATATCGGTTGTTGCGCTCTTGGACAAATCAACAACATCCATTGCTATTAAACTAATATTCCAAGTTGTTGTGCGTTCGTCTAACGTGCAGTTGTTAACCATTATATGTAATAAAGGAAATATCGTTTGTTTACTTAAATCTACTTTAAATATGTCGCCTTGTGTTACCGTGTTAACAATAACGTCTGCGTCAAAGTGTGTTTTTAATTTGTCTAATAAGTTGTAATAACCTGTCATCGTTTTAGTTTATTAAGTTGGCGTTGTTCAATTTCTTGCTTTTGTTTTTCGAAGGTAAGATAGGTGAGACATTGAGTAAGTCTATATCCGGTGACTGTGTCAAATCTTGTAATGTCTCCTTGAGCGAGTGCATAAATTGATTGATACCAACCCCATTGTTTTCCAAATTGAGCTTGTTCGCTAAACTCGTTTCCGTCTTCTTGTTCGTTTTTATCTGCCGTTCCAAATAAGTAAGCGTAGCTGTCAATAATTCGCTTCCTAAATTCCAAAAAAAAACACTTGAACTTATTGCTATGTCTACCGGCGTAAACTTCATTAACTCGTGCATTTCTTCCATTGGTTTGTAATCAACTATTTCGTACTTGTCTTTGAACTTCATTTTTATAGGTCGGTACATTACAGCCATTGCTTTGTGATAATCTTCCCACTTTTGCAAGTTGTTCTCAAGGTCTACGTATTCGCCAAAACTTATTTCTTCAAGGTTTGTAATAAAGCCAAATTCTTGTGTTCCTATTTTGAACGTTGGTTGAAACTTCGGCTTTTCGCTAAACAACTTTGTAAAGTGTGTTATTAATTCGTTTAAACTTGTTAGCTTCATTTTCACGATGTCCTTTAATTCTATACCGCAGAATATTTGCACCATTTTTTGTGCAATAAATTCTTCGTCATTGCTTCCTTGCTGAACCTTTAAAAATTCTTGGTAGCTTTTTAACGGTATTTCGTTTAAACTTGTTGGAACATTTATTTCTAACTTCATATCTTAATAATTAATTATTCGTGTTTTTGTTGTGTTCGTTTTTTTGTATGTAATCGTAAGCTTGTTTTAGCATATTAATATCTCGGATGTCACGTAAATAAATACGAATCTTTACACCTTTTTTTTGGTATATGTAAATTTGTACCGCTTGCATCATTACTTCTAAATCGTTCATCGTATAAAATATAAACCTTTTGTTGGATTGTCTAATTGATATGCTACTGCGTAACGCAAAGCATCAATGCAATGATTGTGCGCATCTTGTGGTGTTTTTGACTTTTTTTCCAACCAACAATAGTTGTTTAGTTCTTTGATTAAATCAATACTGTCTTCACTTATTATTAAGTCGTAATCCTGTAGTAGACTAATTCCATATATCACAGAATCCGCACCTTTGATTGTAGGGACTACATTATTTCCAAGTGCGTTTAATTCGCTTATAAGTCTTGGTTCTGAATTATCACCAACTATTAAATCTTTGTTTGCAAACTCTGAATTTAACCTTGCTATTTGGCTTGTCGTTAACGCTTGTTTGTAATATAGCAACTTAACGTAAATGATTTTGTTTGTCTTGTCTATGTTTGTCTTAACTAACGTTGTAGGGTCTGCGCTAAATCCGTAATCTTGACCGTACACACTTACTCCAACTTCTTTAAAGTCTCCTATTTTCCAATTGGTAAATATAACTCCTTCAGCTTTGTCTAACCAACCACCAAGTATTGTGTGTTTGTATTTTTCAGGTCTTCGTTCCTTGATGTATTCAACCTGTTTTAAAAAAGACTCGGATAGGTTTTCGATATTATCCAAGTACGTTGTGTGTATGTAGGTAGTATCGTTTTTTATTAGTGTTGCTCCTTGCTCTATTCCTTTACTCTCAAAGAACTTATCGTAAATAAAATGTTCTTTTGTCGTAGGGTTTAAAATTAGAATAACTCGGTTTTGTTTTGTCTTGTGCCTTATTGATAAATCTATTTTATCGAAGGTATCTTCGTCTGTTAATTCTTCAGCTTCGTCAAGTACCCACGTTGTAACTCCTTGTAAAGATTTTAAATTTGCCGTTTGTGTTCCAGAACTTGTCTTTATTCCTTTGAATATTATTTTGCTTCCTGTTACTATATTTATTATTTCGTCTTTTGTTACAACAAATTGGTCTTCCATTTGCATTAACTCAATCTTTTCTATAAACTCCGGTATAATCGAAATGGATGCTGAAACTAAAGTGTAACGTGTGAACAATACAACGTGTCCGCTTTCCTTCGTTAAAAGAAGCAAGAACGTTGTAACGCTGTAAGACTTGGACGAACCACGACCACCTGTTACAATAAAGTAACGTGAAGGACTTCCTAAATAATTAAACTTCTTATTTAAGACTATCAATTTTAAACAAGTCTTTTACATCAAAGTCGGAAACGTTCAAGTTAGTATCGGTTGTTTGTTTAGGCGCACCATAGCAACTATCCATAAGTGCTTTGTAAGCATTAACATCGCCTTTACCTGCCTTTAATAACATAGCCAAAGTAATTGCTTGTTCTTGAGTTAAAGTTTCTTGTTCGCCTGTTAAAACGTTCTTTTGACTTGAAGCAAATTCTAACAACTCCTTTACAATTGTGCTGCGGTTTTTACTTCCTTTTGGTCTTCCGGCAGGGTTACTTACTTCACCTTTTTTAAATGGTTTTAAATTTTCTTCGTTTGCCATAACTTCACTATTGTTTCATTATTGAACTATACTTCTTCAGTCGTTGTTTCTTCTGTTTGTTCTGGAGTGTATTCAGCGTGAATTATTCGCAGCTTACTTACTAAATCACGTAAACAACTTGAACAAGTGCTAAACGTTAAATTTTGGTTTAATACACGGTTGTTAATTGCTATTAGACTGTTTTGTTCATCGCTTGTTAGTGTGTTCGTGTTTTGCTTAAAATAAGCGTCTAACGTGTTAAACTCATCTTCGGTTAAACACTTCGGTTTTGCATACGGAAACAGTTTGTTTAACTTTTCTTTTCGTTCTTCACATCCGCAATCTTCTCCTGCAACAAATTTAACAACCTTATCAATTCCTGTTGCTTTTGTAATTTTCGCTAATGTGTCTCCTAATCCTTTACTTTCGTTTTTCATTTTGTTTTTTTTATTAGTTCGTAATCTTGGTTTATAAAATCTTCGTAGTCTTCACCTACGTTATTTTTAATTCGTTTTTTACAAGTTTTAACGGTGTTAAATATACTTGTTACGCTTATGTTAGTCTCTGCACTTATTTGTCTTAAACTTTTATTCGTGTTTTTGTAAAGTTCAAATAATTGTTTGTCGTACCAATGCCAACTTTCACATTCTAAATCTACGTTGTTCAACAGGTCGTTGTATGCTTCGTTTTCTTCTGTGTTGTTTTCTTCTGCTAAATTGTAAACGTCTTCTAAAGGTATAAATTTGATTTTGTTGTTTTTGTTCACGTGCTGAAGAAAAGTATTTTTTAAAGCTAACCACATATAACCTTTACTTATGTTTCCGTCTTTAAATAGTTTTTCTTCGCTACTCCATTTCATTAACATTATGTAAGTTTCCTGCACGATGTCTTCAGCAAAGAAGTATTCGCCAAATTGGTTAACCATTTTAACCCATTCGTTATGGTGTTTTGCAACCTTTGTTAACCATTCCAAATTTTCATTGTTTAGATATTAAGCAAATGTATGATTAATTTTTCAACAATAACCAAATATATTTATTAACATTAATTTGTTTGTAACGAAAAAAGCGCAAACAATTAAGTCTGCGCCTACCTTTTTAACTTTAAACTTTATTTATTTTCTGAAATACTCTCTAATTATGACTGCGACAGCAAAATAAATTATGATTGCAATAGGAATACCTAATAAAATAAAAATTGTCGCTTTCATTTTCTTTCAATTATTGGAAGTCCAGCTTCGGTTGGTATATAAATTGTTTTTCCGTGATTATACATCCCATCAACCATAATATATTTGATATAATCAGGATTGTTTTGAATAGCATCTGAAACAAATTTTATAGCTTTTGCCTTTGCAAGTGCTTCAATTGCCTTTGCTTTAGAATTAGCTTCTGCTCTAATTTGTTTTGTTTGTGCTTCTAATTTCGCACTTTCATAATTGGCTTTAGCTTCTTCTATTCTTGCTTGTTTTTCATATCTTGCTTTCATTAGAATACCTTTGCCATCATTTTCACGGTCTAATCTTTCTTGTTGACGATTAAAATCATAACAACTTGTTAAACTTCCAATTGCTAAAATTACAGCAACAATTTTAAATGTTTTTTTCATAATTTATTTTTTTATTTATTTATGTAATAATCTATTTTTTTTAGTGTTGATAGTGAAACGTCTTTGCCTTCTAAAAAGTTTGTAAGCTGGAAAAAGTGAAATTTACTTCCTTCTTCCTGTATCTTTTTAACTATGCTGTTTCGTGTTTTAAACGCTAAAAGTTTCTTTACTTCAGTTCGTAACTGTTCGTCTTGTATGTACATATCAAAATGGTAAATCGTCTTTTGCATCTAAATTAACATAACTTGGTTGTTTTAAAGTTCCGTTAATTTGTGGTTCATCTGTTTTAATATACGGCTCACTAAAACTTGCTGACATAAATTTAACTCCTTTTGCTGAAGTCTTCATCCATAACGCTACTTCCATTTCTTTGCCATTTACGTTTACCTTGCCTTTGTAGTCTGGGTGGTTTTCCGCTTTTTTGTTGTCGTTCTTAAAAATTGCACCTGTGTTAATTCTTGTTTCCATTTTTATTTATTTAGATTGTTTGTATTCGTGTTTTAGTCGCTCCAAGTAAAGAACGAAGTCCATCGCTTCTTCTTGTGCGTGTGTTAGCCATTCTAACGTTGTTAAATCCGTTCGTTCTAACGTTGTCTTGTATTTCTTTATTCCTGCTTCTGAACGTTCTTTAAATTTAGCCATTACGCTTAAAACGTTTTTGTCTTGTATTTGTATGTTCATATCAACCAATTAAATAAATTGTAAATACCAACAGCAGCAAAACCATAAATTGCTATCCAAATAATAATTGCTATTGTTTTTTCTTTCATATTTTCACGTTGTTTTCGTTAATAAATTCGTTTAGTTTTTTCCTTACTTCAAACATTTCTTCTTTGCCGTTGTACTTATACTCGCTTCTTAACCAATTGTCAAACTCACACAATGCTGAATAATAATTAATTCCGTTATTTGCAAATTCAAAATCTTCTTTGTCTTCAGGTAAATTAAATTCAAGTATTGCTTTCATATTGTTTCAATTAAACTGTTAAAATAAATCCTTGCTTCTTCTACTTTGTTTTGTATTTCCCAAATAACAGTTTCATCACGTTCTATTTTAAATACTTTTACTTTCGTGTTTTTGGGTAAATGGTCGAAGTTATGTTTCTTTTCTACATACTCCCTAATTTCTGCGTCTTCATCAATTTTAAATTGCTTCCAGTGCTCCCTGCGTATTTCGTCTTCAACTATTTCTAATGGTGTGTTTACTAAACAATAACAAAGTAGTGCTTCGGTTTTATTCGTCAACCAAAGGTAACCTTGAAGCTGAAAAAAGTACGCAGGTGTCGGTATTTCATCGTCAAAGAACGGAAACGTATGAGCTTCGTAACTGCATTTAATATCTAATAAAATTTCATTCGTGTTTACGTCTGGTGTTCCTGTAATAAATTCGTTGTTAAAATGTTCTTCGTTCTTAAAAATAAATCCTAAACCCAAAACATCGTTTACCAAACTAATTGCTTCGTCTTCGCACTGTAAACCTTTGTCCGTGTAACGTGAACTAAATTCTTTTTTAATGCCGTACTTGTGTTCTAAAACAAGTTCTTGAATGTAACTCTTTGCCGTTTGGCTTAACACTTCGGTCTTGTTGCGTGGAGCGGTCATTAACCGCCCCAATGCTGAACAACGTATTTTCATTAGTATCGTAAATTAATTTTGTTTCTATTTCTATAATTATAAATATCTTCAATTAATGTTCTGTATTGGTCTGAATTAGCACAATCTACCATTGCTGTTGGTTGTAATCTTATTTTGTGCATAAAATCATTAAAATCAAATGTTTCTTTTTGCAAAAGTCCTATCATTGTTCTTACAAACACACTTTTATTATAACCAGTATAATAAGGTTTAACCATTCGTATTTTATTAGCCCAATCTTGAGCTAATTCAAAATCTTTGCCAACCCAAGTACCTTCTTCAAATACTTGTTGCGTATAAGTTTTGCTTCTATCTAACCTATATTTTTGAGCAGAATTACTATTATTACTTGATACATTTGCACACATTGGAATACAATCATTAAAACTAAAATCGTCATTTTTTTCAACAAACTTTTTTAATTTTATATAAGATTCAATTCCCATATTTGCATATCCTTCCATAAAATCTTTTTTACCCCAATTTTTTTGATTAAGGTTTAATGTGTGAACTTCAGAAAGCGTATAACCTTTTACGATTATATAATAAATAAAAGATTCTGATTCTTTAGCAGCCATTAATCTGTGCTGCCCGTCAATCACTTCCATATTTTCATTAACTAAAATAGGGTTACACTTCATTCCATTAACATTAATTGAGTCAGTTAATCGTCTAACGTGTTGTAAATTTGGAACTCTGTTTCCATCAATTTGTTTAAAAATTGACAAGTTACTTGTTTTGTAAACTTTGTTTACTTCGTTGTGGTTTTGCACTTGGGTACTATTATTCGCCATTGGTGCTTGTGTTAAATTAAACATTATATATTTGTTTTATTGGTTACTAATTAATAATAAACTTTTGCTTTGTAATTCAGTTAAACTAAATTTTGCTGTTAGTTCTTCAACTGTATATTCTCCTTTGCTAATTGCGTCAATAGCTTTTTGAAAACGTGTGTTGTCAATAGATGGTATTTTAGGTTCGTGTTTTACTTGTTCTCCAGAAGCGTCTGTGTCTTTGTCCGTAACTAAACCAAGCATCGAACTTAATGCGTAACGTCTTAAATAAGTAATTGCACTTCCTAAAACTTGAAACTCGTTCATTCCTTTTAAAATTACTCCCTGTGGAATATCAATTTTACTTTCGATACTTTCTGCGCTTTCAACGTGAAATAAACAAGTTGCAATTTGTGTTCCGTTAATTAGTTGTGTAAACCCTAATCCGTGTTTTTTTAGTAGCGGGTTTATTACTTCAAAGATTTTCGGTAAATCTGCATAAGTGTAACCGTAACCTTGTGTTGCTTTGTGAATAACAGGTACTTCTTGTTGGAACGCTGCTAAACTTTTAAATAAATGTTTCATAGTTTTTGTTTTAAATTATTTGTTGTTATAAGTATTGCACATTGCAATAAATCTTTTTCTTGGTAATTTTCTAAATTGCTCGTAAGTTAAACCGTTTGCTTGTGCAATTAATACCATTTTTGCGTTTAATTCTGCGATTGTTTTCATAGTTTTTGTTTTTAATTATATACAAATATACAAATACTTATTTAATAAACAACTATTTTTAATAAATATCTTCAAAAAAAATTGTTATCGGCAGTAAAACACCTTTGCTTGTGTTATTGTCACCGCCTAAAACATCTCGGTTTGTTCCTATCCATTTACGGCAATGTTCTTTTAATTTGTCCGTTTTTATAATTACGCAGTGAACATCGCTGAACCAAAAACAATAATAGTCGGCTTCGCTTGTTGCTATTCCTGAAGGTTTGCCCCTACTTTCATATTCTACAAAAACGTTTTTAGTTTCTAAACATCGGAAGTCTCGTTTAACTTCTACTTTTTTTTGCAGTAAGTTTCCAAGTTCTTTTTCATATACTTGACCTACTTCTAAATCGTGTTTAAAGTCGTTGTTATAGTTCATTTTAGTTTTTGTTTATAGGTTTCTATTAATTCTTTTAGTTCGTCTTTTGTCCATTTTTTAACATCGTGTGCTTTTGCTTGAAGCTCCATTAACCTTTGCGCTCCTATTCGTTCTTTTATACCTATTTGATAGTTTAACAGGTTGCCGCTTAAATAAGTATTACACGCTTCACATTGCAAGTGTACGTTGTCTTCGTCAAACCTTACGTTACTATGTCCGCCTTGTGAATAGTAGTGTCCTGCATTTTCTTTTTTACAAGGTTTGTTACAGGAAATACAATTTAGTCCAGTGTCACGAACACGAATAAATTTATTGAACACCTGTTGCGCTATTTTTAAATAATCGTTTGCAGTTTTTAAGTTCTCGACTAACTTTTTTTTCTTCTTGTTCCATTCCTTTAACTTTTGTGTTTCAACCATTGCTTTTATACATTCGTTTTTTAAACAAAACTTTTGTAAGGTGCTGAACGATGCAAATTCTTCTTTGCAGTTAAAACATTTTTTAGTTCGTGTTTTCAAAGTTCTTCTTCGTTAAATTCAATTATTTTTTTTAAGTCTTTTACTTCCTGTTTTAATTCTAAATTTATGTGTTGTAAATCAAAATTAATTTGTCTTGTAACTCTAAATTCTTTTTCTAATTGTTCGTAAACAACCATTGCTTTTTTTATTTCGTGTAAACTTTGTTCCATTGAACTTATTAAATCTGTTCGGTTAGGGTGTTTTGTTTTTATGTCTTCAATGCTTATTTTTAATTTTAAACAAGTGTGGTTTAAGTTTATTCTACTGCTTAATAAGTCAAGTTCCATTTTAAAAAGGTTTTAAGTTAATACTGTTTGTTGGTCTAAATTCCGAAATTACGTCTTTTCCATAAACTTTAAAACCAAGTCCGTAATTATATTCGCAATAAACAGGGTCGTTAAGTCCTGTATGTTTTCCGCCTGTATCAATATCTTTAATTTTTTCAGTTGAAACCCACGTTACATATTTCATAACATCGTGTTTTATTAGTCTATGTACAACTATCATATCGTCGCACCTATTTGTAAATGCTTTGCCACCTTCTACGTGGTCTTTTAATGGTGCTTTTAAATGTCCTTTAAAGTCTCCGTCTGCGTAAATATTTGAACTCCTTCCGCTTTCAGTATTCGGGTGCGTGTTTATGTAAATTGTCATTCCTGTTTTATTTACAAATTCTCTTGCAGCATTCATAAATTGGTAGTTACCTTCGTAAGTCATATTCCTGTCTAAACCTGTAAATGGGTCAATAAGTGCTACATCTGCTTCGCTGTCTTTAAATATTTTAAATAATTCTTCGTGTTTATACAACCTGTCGTTTTTTACAAATGTAAAATATTGTTCCAAGTATGCGCTGTAGTTTCTTATTTCATCGTGGGTTAATTTTTTAAAATTTATTCCTGCATACATCTGTATTAAGTCTCGCAAAATTTGTCCGTGCTGGTTTTCACCGCTCCAGATTATAAACTTTAATTTGTGCTTTAGTGCAAGTGCTAAAAAATACCAATTAATAAAATACGTTTTACCTACGTTGTCGTGTCCTAAAATTATGTTTACTTGTTTACGTTTAAATTTTAAATAGTCATCAAGTCCGTTTCCAAGTTCTAATCCGTGTTTTATTTTACCGTCTCGGTAGTTCAATAAATAGTCAAGTGCTGAACCGTTAGTTAATATATCCATATTTTCTTGCTTTTATTTCTTCTGGTGAAATACCTTCGGAAGTTGGTTGGTTTTTTTGTAGCCATTTAACAGCCGTTAAATATAAACTTTTATATTTAGTATTTCCTTTATAATTTTCAATGTCGTTTAAAATATTGTCAATTTGAGTAATTGTGTTTTTCTCTAACAACTTTTTTACTTCATCTTCAGTAATAAATAAGTGTTGAAATTCCCTATATATATTTTCTTTATTATTCTTTTCATTCTTGTTTGTTGTTGATTGTTTGTTAGTCGTTTGTTGATTGTTTGTTATTCGTTTGTTAGTGTCTTCATTTTCATCTTGGTAACATTCATATTTACAAATAGTTACGATAGTAAATTGGCTTGTTGATTTTACTACAATTTCATTCGTTTTTTCTAACTTTTTTAAAATGGTTCTTATTTGCTGAATAGTAATTCCTGTAGCACTGGAAATATTACCTAAAGACGAAATAAATTGCCCACGTTTTACATCGTTACCTTGCCATTTATTGTCTTTGTGGTTTGCTTTAATAACCATATACAAAAACAAGTGTACAGCTTCAGACTTATTAAACCATTCCCAATCTAAAAACTTTCTGTGTATTTTAATCCAACCGCTCATAACTAAATATTTTTTAATGCGTTTTGATATGCTAAATGTGCTTGGTATTCATTAATAAAAAAACCTAAACTTTTGTTTTTTCCGTTTATTAAAATTCTCGCACGCCATTTTTTAGTATCTTTTCTCCAATAAACACCCTTGTATTGACTTGAATATTTACCTTGTGTTTTATGGGAATTAAACCTATTTGTTACTATTTGTAAATTTTCAACTCTATTATCTAATTTATTATCATTAATATGGTCGATAACTAATTTATGTCCACAAACTTTATGTCCTAAAAATGATTGAGATACAAGTTGATGAGCTGTATAAACATTATATTTATTTTTTTCTTTCCAATTTAAACTATATTGCCAATATCCTTGTTTACTTAAACTACCTTGCAATAATTTTTCAACTCCATTTTTTAAAATAGATTTTAATCTTCCTGTATTTGATATTAAATACCTTCCTTCATAATCTACAACATCCTTCCAAATTTCTTCCATAACTTTAATTTTTTTATATAAAAATACCCTTGCTCAATCCGTTGCGTCTAACTTCAACTTCATAAACAAGGGTAAGAATTCCTTTTGTACTTATAATGTTAGACGAGTACAATTGCAAATTTAATAATTAATTTTAAATAAACACGATTAATAAAATTTATTTTTTATTCTTAACTGAATTTTACGCAAGTCTTTTAAATTCTTTGCTTCTTTTATTTCTTTACGCAAGTCAAGTTCTGGACGTTCTAAACTCAAAAGCAATTTGTAGTATTCAATGTCGTGTAAAAATAACTTGTCGTTTACATCGCTTAAATCTTGGTAAGTTTTTAAACCGTGTAAAATAGTTGCGTGGTTCATATTAAATAAACTTCCTATTCCTTTAAGTGTGTGTCCGTCTTCGCGTAGCTTCCTAAACAAATAAATTCTCCTGTGTACTATTTCACGTTTTCGGTTTTTCTGTGCAAGTCCGTCTTGTTCAATTATTTGTTTTATTAATTCTATCATTTTTATAGTTTTTACTTGTTATTTATAAGTTTCGTTGTAGTAATTTTCTCCATGTCTATGTTCAAGACTCTCATAAGCATCAATTATCTGTTGCTTCTCCATTTTTTTAGCTTGTTGAAAAATATCACTTGTTATTCTATCAATAAATAACTTTCCATTCGAATCTTTATTCCAACTTAATTTCTCTGAACATAATTTTTCAAATAACCATTCTACTGCTGTTTTCATTTTTCTATTTGTTTAATTTCAATTATAATGTCATCGTTTTTTTGTATTAAGTTTTTAACGTGCTGGAAGTCGTAAGCTTCAACTATTCGTGTTTCTAACTTAACAGGTGCGCCAACATACGCCCAAGTTTTAAATGTTGCTTTAAATCGTTTCATAGGTTTAAATTTTATTTGTTCGTTTTTTTTAATTCTGCAAATCTCAAGGTATAACCCCAAGTCAAATGAACCGCGCCATTGTCGTTGCCACCAATCTAATTGCTCGTAAGTAGTTCCACTTTTCATAACTCGTAATAAAAAGTGTAGTTACTATCGTCATTGCTTGTTTTCCATTCCCAAAAGTTGTAGTGTGCTAAATCGCTGTTTATTGCTTCCTGCATCTCAAGGCGCAAATCTTCCAAAAGACGAACACCTAAAACGTGCGGTTGTAAATTGTCGTCTGTTTCTGTTTCCCACTTCTGCGAAATTTCAACTTCTAATTCAATAAACGCATATTCACTAACTTCATCGTAATCGTTAAATTCCCAAGTTCCTGCTATTGAATAAGTCCAACCTGTAAATTCGTAGGTTAATTCCCAACCTTTATTCCAAAATTCTAAATTTCTATTTTTCATCTTACAACGCTTTTAAATACATTAAACAATATAACATACCACCCAACACAATAAAAGCCGTTAGAGTGCTTAAAAAGTGCTTTAAAAACGATTTGTGTTCTTCGGTTGTTGGTGTAAAGTAATCAATTAAATTTTTCATAGTCTTATTTTTTAAATTGGTTAAATAAATTTTCTACTTCCTGCAATTGCTCATCGTCTAAAAATGTTGCTAAAGTCTGGATGATTAAATGCAGTTGGTTCGTGTTTAGTTTGTTTTCTTGTTGTTGTGTTTCCAAGAAATCAATTACTTTGTTAAATTCTGTTTTCATAGTTTTTAAATTAGTGTGCGTTACCAAGTCGCACCCCTTGTTTTTTTATTACGCTATTGTCTTTTCGTAGCTTATGTTATTTTCTATTAATTCTTTTACTAACATTTGCTCTTGTAAGTTTAACATATGGCTACCAAAATGGTGTTCGTATTTAAATAATCCGTTTTGAATTAATGTAATATAACCTGTTGATGTAAAAGTTTCTACGTTAGTTCCTTTTGTTGTGTTGTAAGTGTAAGTTGTTGTTAAAGTTTTCATAGTGTTTGTTTTTGTTTTCGTTAATAATTATATGCAAATATATATACTATTTTAATAACTACAATACTTTTTAACAATTATTTTTAATTTATTTTTAAAATCCTTGTATTTATTGGGTTTTCTGAATAGAAAAAAACATATAATAAAGGTAAATTTTACTTAATAATGTATTATTATACAGGTAAAACCCTTAAAATCTTTGCTATTATTAAGGTTATAACCATAAAAAGTCCAATTTATTAATTAAAAAACGGGACAATTAATCGGAATTAAACCGTTTATTGTAACAATTTGTGACAAAAAAAAACAGCTACGTGCTGGGGAGCTTATAACTGTTTTCTTTTTTTCAACTATGAATGACAAATATACTATAAATTATTTAATCAAACTAAAAAATATGCGTTAATCTTGCAATTTGTCCAAATTCTTTGTGATGTATGTAACCTTCAACCGCTTTTGGAACGCCTGTATATCCGTTTTTATGATGCCAACTGTCACTTCCTGAAGGACTGCGTAAAGTTTCAAATGTTACTCCTATAAAATCTTTGCTTGTTTTATGGTGTATATGGTGTGAATAAATATACCGGTGTTTAGTTTCGCTCCAAAGTATTGGAAATTCAGTTGCTAACAATAAAGGTAAGTGTTCGATTTTCGCTCCGTCACCGTGTGTAGTTCCGATTAGGTTGTTTCCGTACCTAAACGCTTTTCGATGCTTTAAATCTACGTTAAAACAAATACTTGACTTGCTAAAGTGTGCTTCTATTAACTGCATTAAAAAGAAACCGTGTGTCAAATCGTGGTTGCTTGGATTGTAAACAACTTCGACTTCTGCAAAAATTATTAATTGTTCTAAAAGTTCAATATATAAATTTTTAGCCATTATAAAATTGTCGTACCACATTCCGTCTGTGTCTTGTGGTGTTCCACCTGTTGTAGTTCGCCTTGTGTTGTCGGTGTGTAAAATATCGTTTCCTGCAACAAATAATACTTTGTCAATATAAAACCCTTTAGCTTTGTTTAAAATGCCTTGTAGTCCGTCTTTTGCACGTTTAACGGCTATCTGTGAATTATATTCTTCGCCTGTTTCAAATGCTGTTGCAAGTTTTCCTATGTGAAGGTCTGCAATATCTATAACAAGTAAATGTCCGTCTGTATCAACATCATATTTTATTAATGGAAAAACTTCATATTTTGGAGCGTATTTTTTTACTTCTTTAATACATTCGTCTTTTATTTGTTGGATTGCGTTTAGTTCTTCCTGTTTAAAGTTTGGGTTCTTAAAAAACAAAGAAGCTTGTTTAGTTTTTAGCCATCCGTGTTTTACATCTTTGTCATCTACTCCAGCTTCGTCTGTTGCTTCTTTGATGCCCCTATACTGCATAAGTATTTCGATTTCGTCCTGTTTTAGTCGAAACCTTGCGCTATTGTTTGCCATAAAAATTTAGATTAATGATTTTTTTGCATACTTCCATAAGTACGAAAGTAGTAAACCTATTCCAACACCTACAAAAAGTAAGTTTAAGTTTCCTTTAGGTTGGTTCTTTTTACCTTCAGCTCGTGCTTCAGCTTTTTCAACTACCTTATCTTTGTAGATAGTTTTTACTTTTATTTTGTATTCACGTTTTAATTCTATTCGTGTTTTTGGAACGTAAACATTTTTAGTTTTCCATTTAACTATTGTATCTTTTTGCGTAATAAATTTTTCGTAAATTATTTCGTTGTTTACAATTACCGGAACACTATCAATAGTTGCTATTCTTATTGTGTCCATTTGTAAAGTATCTTCACAAACGTAACCTTTTTTTATTGCTTTGTTCAAGTGATATTGAGCCGAACACGAATAAAGAAAAATGCTAGTAATTAGAATAAATAGTTTTCCCATTTTTTTTGGTTGCTTTTAATACTTGTTTACGATTTTTAGAACTGAAACTAACGTGAACCCACGAAGGATTTTCTTCGTTTCCAAACTCCCAAATAAGTTGGTCGAACTCTAACTTTGTTTTAATAAAGAAAAACCCATTTGCGCCTATTTGCAAGTCCATTGCTTCACCTTTTGTATGTTGGCTTGTTGAACTTCCTTTTATCATTTTATTAAGTTGTACGCTACGAAAACCCGAACTAATTTTTATTGGTGTGTTTAGGTAACTTCTTAACGGTTCAAATACATTTTCACACAAAAGTTTTGCGGACGCAATTTGCGACTCGTTCATTTTATTATTTATTCCGTGTGTTGTTGCAGTTGATGAAGCTTGAAATTCTGCTAACGTAACGTGTGCGCTTAAATTCATTTTAACTTATTAATGTTGTCTTTAACTTCTTTTGCTCGTGCAAATAATAACTTTGCGCTTTGCCAAATGTCTATTGATTTTACCGCTTTGTAATTTTCGTTTATAGACATTATTTCTATTGAAGCAAGTACCAACGCTAAAACTTTTGTAAGCATTAATGGTACTGAAAAGAATTGTAAAATTATTTGGTTAAGAATAAAATAGTCTATAAGGTAAAAAAGTATAACCGTCAACTCGTATAAAAGTAATTTAGAAATTATCGCTGAAAGTTTACGCGAAGTTATTTCCTGTTTTAAATGTTTTGCTTTCCATATTCCGGTCGCCGTGTCCGACAATATCAACGCAAATAAAAGTCCAAGTATTCCGCTTATAGGTAAAAAAAACGAAAAGCAAATAGTCAATAGTTTCAATGCGGAATTTTTAATTGTGTAAAGTAATAAATATAATTGTAGTCTCATAATCCTAAATCTTCAAGTGCTTCTGTTAAACTGAAAGTTAAGTAAAAAAACAAAGTAACTCCAGCCAAATTAATGTAGGGTTCTGTGCCTTGACAAATCAAAGAAAACGAAGTTAAAAAACCCGCAATAAAATAAAGACTTGCTAAATAGTTACTTTTCATCTATTCTCCTTTAAGAGCTTTCAACTCTTCATACATAGCTAAAAGCTGTGCTTCTTTTTCTTGTATTAGTTCTTCTTGAGTAGGACTTTCTACTTTAATAAACTCGACTTTTACAAGTCCATTCTCATCATAAATTTCGTTTCTTAATTGTGCCATAATTTTATTATTTTTTCATTGATATTTGGATTAAACTACCAATATTAAAAGCATTTGGATTTGCTACACTTGGCGCCCCACTTGCGTATGTAAGTCCAGTTTGAGACCAAGAAGTATGTTGAGTACCCGTAGTACTACAAGATAATGGTATAGAAGATGTGGCGTTTAATCCTGTAAATGAAATATTATTGACATTTGTTTGAATACCTAACCAATAAATTGTTCCTTGTGTAAAAACAAAAGAAGATATAACACTTTTTGTACCTAGTGTTGAACAATCTAAATCAGTACTACTGTATAATAAATTAGTAGGTTGATTGTTACTTGAAGAATAAACACAAATCCTTGCTAATCCTGTTGCTTGTAAAGTTAGTACATTAATAGCGAACTCTACACAAGTAAAAGTTGTGTTTGGTATATAAGGAGCGTATTGCATACTAGCACTTGAAAGAGTATGAATTGTAGCAGAGCCAGCAGTTAGTGAGTTTGATGTTCGAAAATTAAATAAAGAACTATAAACCGCTGATTGTAAACCTGTACTACCACCACCACCACCTGAAGAATTAATAGTCTGATTAGGGAAAGTCCCTGTAATAGTTACATTAGTTCCTGCTACCAAACTTGGAGTGGCTGTGCCTGTGCCACCATTCGCTACTGCTACAATGCCTGTAACGTTGTCTGCTGTGCCTGTTGTGTTTTGGTTAAGTGTAGGAATATCTGCGCTTACAATAGCTCTAAATGTAGGTACTCCTGAACTTCCGTTTGGTGCGGCTAAAATATTATTTGCAGTCTTTGAAGCATACGGATTTTGAGTGTCTCCATAATTTGAAGCTAAACTAATAACAGGTGTTGTCGTTCCTGTTGCGACTACAGGTGTTGTTGCTGAAACTGAAGATACACCACCGGTTATTACTAAATCGCCACTACCTAAAATCGAATTACTATTTATCGTTTTTATGTTTGTGCCACTTACTAAAGTAGGTTGTACTGTTAAGTCACCGCTACCTAATATTGTAGTTGAATTAATGGTTTTTATGTTTGTACCACTTATTAAAGTGTCTTGCTTTGAAGACAAAATATTTGCACCTGTTACCGACTTTGTTACATAACCACCTGCTCCGTCACTTTCACTAATTTCTATTAAATCAGTATTTGCTATTGCTGAACCTTTTGCGGTTAATTGACTAATTTTTATATCTGCCATTTTATTTTATTTATTGTGTTACTCTTTTGTCGTTGTTTTCTGTTATTCTTTGGTCGCTTATTTCTGTTATTCTGTATGCACTTGGTATAATTATTGGTGCAGCTGTTCCTGTTATATTACCTATTCCTTGAGCGCTTAAACTTCCGTTACAACACTTTATTGAATAGCTTTTTCCGTCTTTACATAGGCAACCACGTTGACCGCCTTTTGGACTTGTTCTCGAAGGTAAAGAACCCCAACTACTTCCCATTTTTTATAGTGTTTAGGTAAGTCTTTAACTTTACGATATTAACTTCCTTTGGTTTGTATGTTCTTAAATGTACCACCCTGTATAATTATTGTTTGTGTCCGGAAACATATCACTTGTTGAATTTGTGTTGTATTCAGGAAACAAATTTGTGTTGTTGCTTATGTAGTCAATAAAACGTTGTGTGTAGTGTTGTGCTATTTGTGTTTCCTTTTCAATTAAAAAGTCTATTTCGTTTTTTTCTACGCTTGTTGAATTTTCAGAATTGTGTTTGTAAACACCTTTGTTTGAAATCGTGTAAGCTGCGAACGGCAAATAATATTTCATTGCTAAATGAATAAGCATCGGCTTTAAATAAACGGTTGTAAGCGTTAAATAATTTCCACTTAATGTATTTGCTATGATGTCCGCTTTTATCTTGTCTAATAGCTTCGTACCGGTGAAATTTTGCAAGTCTGTATCTTGTGCAATCTTGATGTATTGTATAAAATTGTCCGTGTCTACGTTTCCGTTTAACGAAGTAAATTTAACTAAATCTTGTCTTGTGACTAAAAGTGCGTCTGCCATTAATTCTCTTTTTTATTTGTAGGTAAAAACCCTTTGTTAGGCATATCAATTGGACGTTGTGCAACTAAACTTGGATTAGTAACTACATAACCAAATTTAGCGGCTTTTGCTTGTGCTAATTTTTTCGTGTTTGCGGTTATGTTTAATCCTGTTCCTTCAAAGACTGCATAAACTTGTTTGTTCCAACGGTGATGACAATTTCCACCGCCTTTGTATAACCAAATAGAATACGTGTCAGCACCTTTTGCACCCCAACCTGCGTTAACAACTTGTGTACTCATATTTAAAATATCTTCTTTTCTATAGATTTTATTTGCTTTTACCATTTGTGTACAAAATTCACGTGGATTGTCCGTTACTTCGCCTTCGTATTTATAACGAACAACAAACTTTACTCCGTCAATAGTTTTGTCTTGTCTACTTGTTATGTTTGGTCTTGCTTCTCCTGTACTAACCAAGTTTACAATTTTGTTTAATAAACTTTGTTTTGGTTCTTTACTCAACAACTCGTTTTCTTCGTCATCTGTGTCGTAGTCAACTTCTTTTTCGTCTATTAATAACCAATTGTCTTGTGGTTCTTCGCCTAAATCAATTAAAGGATTTGTGTGTGCGCTTAATTCCGTTCCTGTTTCTTCAGCAACTTGTTCTTCGTTCTGCGTGTTTTCCAAGTCCGTAAACTCAAGTGGTTGTAAAGTCTTAAAGAATAACTTTAAAGCAACTCCGTTGTAAGCTAATATGCTATCAAAAGCGTCTAATAATTCTTCTTGAAACGGTCTTATAACCATATTGTCAAAAAGTATGCTTGAATTTTTAAGTTCTTCTGCGTTACTTGAAAAGCCATTTGTTGAAGCAACTCCAAATAATAAAGGTGAAGTTATGTTGTGTCCTAACATAATCTTGCGTAAACATTCTTCGCTTAAATACGTGTACTGGTCTGCCGCGTCATTTAACGGTATATCGTCAACTGTTGTTTTACTTTCAGCGTTGTTGTTAAAAGCTACAATTACTTTTTGTCCGCGTGAACCTGTTAACTTGCTTAAAACTTTATTTGAAATAATACTTTGCTGTTCGTCCGTTGGTATTCCGTTATTAAAATTTACAACTTTAGTACCGCTAAATCCGTTTTGTACTTCGTTAATTAAGTAGTCTGCAACTTCTTCTTCTAAAAGTGTATAAGGAACAGCACCTTGATAGTCAGGATAAGCGTAATATTTCATTCCAACTGAATATGGTTTTGAATAAAGTATTTCTATTTTGTCTTTGCTATATCCAAAAGCGTTAAACCTAATTGGTGCAAACTTTTTAGTATCGTCCCAATTGTCCGAATAATAATAACCTGTTATGTTTCCGTCTTTGTCGCATTTTTCAGCTCTTAAAAGGTTAACAGGAATATGATATGCTTTTAATATTTTGTCGTGCTTGTCGTTGTAGTGTACTTGAATAGCAAATTGTCCAAACATTTTCCTATCAAGAACCATTTTTCTAACGTCTTCTTTGTGAAATAAAGACATCATTTGCGCGTACTCATTCGGCTTTTTATTAGCGTCTAATGCGCTTAAACCTTTTCCGTATATTAATCGTGCTACGTTGTTTATAATAGCGTTATTCGTTGTTGAATTAGAATATCTCTCAATTAAGAATTGAAAGTATTGGTCTCCGTCTTCAGTTAAAAAGTCAACCCAATTTTCTCGGTTTGTTTCCGAAATAACAGGTGACGTATAAGCCGACAAATTTAAAACGTGTAAATTATTCATATACTATAAAATCATTTGTTGTTGTATTACTTACATATTGGTTATTGTTAACCGAAAATGTAACTAATGGTTGTGCCGTGCAAAAAACACGGTCTTTAAATATAATGGTTGTACCTACTCTTAAAACTAAATTGTAAAAATGTCCTTCTACTAAACCAAAGGTTGCTGTAATTGTATAAATGTAGTCTCCAACAGTTCTTGAAGTAATCGCTACAGGTGTTGTTACGTTTGTTTGTTCGTCTGTAAGTTCCATAACATTAAACGTATTGTCACGTGGAATAAAACTAAACGTCTGCGAACTTCCTGAAGGTGTTAATACTATCATATTAGTATAATTAAATATTCGTGTTTTTGTTCTTTTTTTAAGACAAAAAAAAAGCCGAACTTACGAACGGCTTTAAAAATAATTTTTTTAATTTTAGTAAGGAACGATTGATGCTCCTGTAAAGACTGTTAATAATTGAGCGTCTGTAGATGGATTACCTAATGTTTGAGCAACGTTTAAGTGATTTGCAGGAATATTCTCTTGTCCTACAAGTGTCATTGTATATCCGTTTAAATCACCCATTGCAGTACCGTTGGAAATAGTTCCTGTTGTTACATCCATTCCATTAAATAAACCTGCTATAAAGAAATTATTAGCATTGGTTCTAATTACTACGTGTGGTCTTCCCCAAGCAAGTAATTTCATTTGCTTTGTAGCAACAGCGTCTAAACCTTTAATTGTAAAAGTTAAAGTTTGTTCTACAAAAGTAGTTCCGTTTTCTCTTGAACTTGTTATTGTTTGCTCAAAAGAATTTGCACCTTTTAAATCGTATTTATAAAGTGATGTTACTCCTGTAATAGTAGCAATACTATCTTCTGCTCCTGCGGTTGCGCTATAAGTTGGAACTAACGGAGTAGAGTCGCTATAGTTTATAAAGTAAATACTTTTTATACCGCCTACAAACTCTTTGCAAACTTCAGCCCTTGATTTTGTTAAAAGACAAGCCATTTCGTTTTGTTTTTAAATTATGAATAAAATAAAGCGCAGTTGCCTACGCTTTTTATTTAATATTACGCTCCGTAAGTTACTGCGTCTGAAGCAAAACCAATTTCAACTCCTGCATTGTAACGTAAAACTACACGTACATTTTGTGAACCATCAATGTCTGCCATATCAATAACTTTAACTTCGTTTTGGTCGTTTAATAAACCACAGCCAAAATAAAGGTTGTCTACAGTTGTTGCAATCATATTGTCTGCTCCAAGTCCGTTAGCCATAAAAATTGGAATTCCGTCAAACGAAAGTGAACCATTTGTGTACCATTGTGTACCTTGTGCGTTAACTCCGTTTGCTCCTAATCCACTTGCTCCAAATCCACCCAATGCGCGAACGTACAATTTAGCAATCTTTTGAGATACATAAATTCTTAGTCCTTCTTTTCCGTAAAGTGACGCAGGAATTAAATCTACTAATCTACCCATTTCACCTATTACAACTGCACTTGTTAAAGCTGCGCCTGTTAATGGTGTACCTACAAATGGCGCACCTGCTGCGATTAATTTTGCTTTTAAACCTAAATAAGAACCACTTGTTGCAGTTCCGCTCCATATTGCAGTTTCTGTTGCAGCTGCTACTTTTTCAGCAACGTGTGCAATTAAGAAATCAGAAAACGTTTTAGGTAAAGTTCTAAAACCACTATAACCCATTTCGGCAGTTTGCCAAGTTTGGAATAAATCTTTTTTACAAAGTTCAAGGTTTACTTGAAGTTCTTTTGTAGTTAAAACGCTTTCAGTAAGTGTTACGTCTCCTGTGTTTGTAAATGCACAAGAAGCATCAACTACGATTGAACCTGTTGCTACTTTTTGAATTACTTGTTTGTAAGCAACGTTTGGAAGTATTGTTACTCCACCTTGCTCTAATGTTGGTGCGCTTAATAAAGCTGCTGCGATATACTTACCGGCAAATTCTCCTGCGTAAGTTGTACCTGTTGTTACTAATGCCATTTTTTAATTTTTTTAAATTGTTAATACTTATTTTAAATTACTTATTTTTTCTAAAATTGAGTCCATTGTTGTGCGTGGTCTCTTTGAACCATATTGGAAGTGTTCAACTTCATTCGTGTTTTCAGGGTTAAACGCAATTGGCTTTACGTCTGCAAGTTCGGTTACTTCTGTTGCAACTTCGTCAACTTTAGACAACTTTTCTAATTGTGCTTTTAACTCTATATTTTCTGTTTTTAATTGTTCTATTTCTGCAAAGAACGTTTCTTTAACTACGCTTTCAATTGTTTTCTTTGCTGTTGGTGTTGCTTGTGCTTCAACTTCTTCTTCTACTACTGGAGCTTCTTCAACAACTTCTTCTTCAGTTGCAACTTCTTTTATTTCTAAAATAATTCCTTCAACTTCTACTACTAAAATACGTCCGTCTTCTAACTCATATTCTCCGATTGGTACAGGAATTTTTTGTTCGTCTTCAGTTACAATAAAAACTTCTTTGTCAGTTTCAAAAGCATCAGCTTCAAAAATTGTTATTCCGTCCATTAATTTCATTGTTTCCAATTTCACTTCCATTCCTAAAAGTGTTTTGATTTGATTAATTACGCTTGTTTTCATATTTTATTTTTTTATGCTTTGTAAAATTGATAAGGTTCTTTGACTTATTTTTATGGTTTCAACATTTAAAGCCATATATTTCTTTAATTCATTAGCAACATCAGTTAATCCTAAATCAGTTATTTGCTTTAAAACAATAGTCTGCCTTTCTAATAATCTTGTAAAAGAAGCAATTTTTGAATCAGTTATAGCAGATAGTTTTGCTATTTGATTATCAACGTCATTTTTTCTTAATAATTCACCCCTTTCTTTTTGAAAGTCATCAATAATGTTTAAATTAACTTCGTGTTTTGCTAACTCCGTTTTGTCGGATAACTTGTTGTAAACGTTTTGTAGTGTGTTCATATATGTATAATTTAATTGTTTATTATTTGTTGTATTTTCAAACTTAACGTCCTTGTCGTGTATAAGTTTTAACGTAATTTTTACTTGACTTTAATTTGCTATTTCGTGTTTTTGCGTGTACTCCTGCACGTTTAACTTTCGGTTTTTTAAGATGAACTTTAACGTTAGTTTGCTTCGCCATTTAAAATAATTTCTTTGATTTTGTCCATTAAAATTTGCTCGTCATTTACTAAACTCATTTCGTATTTGTCTGCAAAATAACCTTCAATAGAAAATCCTTTTACTTCACCTAATTTTACTTTGTTCCAAATTTCATCGTTGTTTACTTTCATAGAAATTACCCAAGTACCTTTTGGAAAATTAAATCCGTAGTTCGTGCTTTTGTCGTTTTTTCCTTCTGTAATCCAACTTTCAACAACCGACATTCCGTCTAACTTTTGTTTATGTTCTAAAGTTGCGTTGTTCTGGTTGCTATTCATAAAAAACAATTCACTTGCTTTTCTTACAGTTTCTTCAGAAAAGTAAATATAGTATTCTTCGTTCTTGTCGTTCTTGCGGTAAATTTGTTTATTAGGAATTAACGCTGCACCCATTAAAATACGCTTTTCAGCATCAACTTCTTTTAACTCTATTTCGTGTTTTTTTAGTGCTATAAAGTCGCTTTCGATTGCAGGACTTGACACTACTGAAACTGCGTCTATTCCGCTTGTCTCGTCTTTTTCGTCAATTATTAATTCAACTATTCTATACATAATATATTAATTTAATTATTGTTTGTTTGTTGTATTTTCTAACCGCCTAAAGTTGCGTTTGCTAACCTGTTTCTATCTAACGCCTGTTGTGAAGTTACTTGCCCTGAAACAACGTAAGCTTGTATTGGTTGTTGTCCTAAACTTGCTAACTGATTAACTCCGCTTTGTCCTACAACATTAAATTGTGGTGCGCTCATTGTTGGTACTGTTGCACCGCCACCACCACCACCACCACCGCCTGTACTTGGTGTTTCTCCCCCTTCAAACTTTGATGCCGCTATTTTCTTAATATTCATTAAACCTGCTGCAACAGCACCTGCAGCGGCTATTGGTGCAAGTACAGCACCTACTACTGGAATGCCTGCCGCTGACTTAAATGCCGCAGTTGCCGCCGTATAAGTATCAATTGTTGCAGAAGCAATATTTGCAGCCTTCTGTATATTAAACGCTGTTTTTTGTGCCTTCTTATTTTTACCTGCAAACAAAGTTGCTACGTCTGCAAATGCTTGAAAACTTCCTTTGACTAAATCTAATTGTTGTTGTAAAAGAGCGGCTTTTTTTTCTTTTTCTTCTTTTGCTAATTGTATTGATTTTTCGGATGCTGTTTTTTCATTTTCTAATTTCTTGACTGCTAATTGGTCTTCATAAGACATAATTTGTAAATCAATTTCTTGCTTTGCTTCGTTATATGCAATTTCAGCGTCTAACCTTCCTTGAGTACCTAATTTATATACGTCTATTTGTTCTTGAAGTCTTGAAAGTTGTAATTCTTTTTCTTTGTTTGCAGTATTGATTTGAGCCTGTAGTTTCTTTTCTTCGTCTTTAATTAATTCATTTGTAGCTTTTTCTCTTTCAATTGCTAAAGTTACTTCTGATTCAGTTCGTGTTTTTGTTAACTCGTCAGCTTCACGTTGTAACGCAAGGTCATTTGCTAACTGTTCAGAGCGTAAACCTTCTATTTGTGCTAATACTCCAACTTTATTTGCTTGTGCATCTAATAAAGCAACTTGATTTTCTGTTGTTTTTGCTTTGTTATATTCTAATTGAGCAGCTTGAACTTGTAACGCAGCTTGTGCTAACATAGCTTTTTCTTGATTGTCAAGAACCGATTTTAAATCATTATTTGCTTTTATTCGTTCTGTTATAGAATTACGTTCTTCATCTCTTATTTGACGTAATTTTTCCGCTTGCATATCGTACTTCTCAATTAATAAACTTTGTTGAGCAGCTGCAATCGCAGCATTGTTCTTTGCGTTTACTAATGCTTTACCTTGTGCGTATGCTGCACTTATACTAATCTTACTTACTTCTTCAATACCACGTTTTCCTAAATCAACAACTTCACCTATTGCTTCACCAAAATTATTGTAAATGTCTTTGCCAGATTTTACAACATTTTTTCCAATATCAACAATATCTTTTTCTGTTGCCTTAATATTTTTACGAAGTTCTTTAATTACTTTAGGGTCTTTATCACCAAAAAATGATTTTTCCCAAGCAATTTGTAATTCTTGAATACCTAATTTTAAACTAAAAAATGTAAGCTTTAACGGAGCAAGCACAATGTTTAGTAAACCACCCATTACTTTTGCAAGAGCGTTAAATCCACCTGTTGCTTCATATGATGCTTTTGCTGCTGAAATAACTGCCCCTACCGTCTTATTGAAAACAATACTAATAGTTTCCATTACTGCGGAAAACGTTGTTGCTACTTCTTGGTTTTGTTCAAACGCACTTTTTAATGCTACAAACGATGAAATTATTAAACCAATTCCTGCGGCTTTTAATGCAGTTCCAACTCCAACGGCTGCTGTTTTTATTTTTTTAAAACCATTTTCTGCACCGCTTGTTGTGTCTTTAATTGACTTAACAGAGTCGTTTAATAACTCTGTTTTTTTTGTAGCATCTTTAACACTATTGGAAGTTTTTACAAAATCTTGCGATAAATCTTGAACGTCACCTTGTGCTTGTTTAAGTTGTTGTTTTAAATTGCCTAAATTAGAATTTACTTCTAATTCAATTACTTTTTTTTCAGCCATTATTCTTTAGTTTTTTTTCTATTAACCTTTTGCGTTGTGCTTGTTTCCATTGTTCTTTTATGGAAGTAGTAAATTTATATTTACCTTTTGCGATGTCGATGTTTTCACTTTCTCCGTAAAAATCACTGAGTAAAAGCATTTCTATTATTTTGTTTATCATTGTTGTTCTATTATTATATAACTTGTGTCCGTGTTTCCGTTGGTGTAGTTACTTGTTAAACTTATTGTAATTGTTCTTGCTGCGTTTGCAGGAACTCCTATTATTAGAAAACCTTCACTTGTGAATAATACGCTTGACAAAGTAACATTACTTGCATTTGCGCTTTTTGAAATTCTTACTTCATAAACTCCTGTGCTAAAATAAATTGCCATTTTGTGATTGCTTCCTGTTCCTACTGGACTAATTTCGTACTTAATTGGTTTTACTTCTTCAAAATCACTAATCAAAGAAAAGTTAACATCACCTGTTGTTAAGTCGCTTTGCATTTCATTTATTAAATAACGTTTATCTCTTATAACAAGTCGGTCGTTTAACTGAAGTTGTGTAAGTAAAGAAACAGGAAGTATCGTTTTAACTTTTACTAATCTATTTTTATAGTTATATAAATTTTCTAAATAGTTAGAATAGTAAATTTTATAAAGTGTATTCGGATTGTTTACTAAATAAAAACTTGAAATTTCTTCGCCAAAATTTAATGTAACAGGAAAAAAACCACCTAATGAATTTAATATATTTGTGTCTTGTCCAAATGGAACGTATTCTGGTATATGTGGACTTCCGCCGTCCCAATGTAAAGGTGTGCCTGTTATCGTTGTTAATTGGTTCATATACAATAAGCAAGGTTTAGGTATGTATGAAGCTAACTCTTTATTTAAGCAATAACCTACTTGCAAATTGTTTCCAAAATTATTATGTAGTAAATTCTCAAATGGACTTTCTATTTTGTATTCGCCACCGTCATAGTTCCAACCTATTTTTGCATTTCCATATCCGTGTGCATCTATATTCAAAGGATTCTCTAAAAATGCTTTATTCATTAAACTTTCACTATCTTGGTATTTAAACTCGATTGACTTGTACAACTTCATTCTTTCAACTTCAATGCTTGTAACATCAGTAAATTGTGTTATATCTCTAATAATTCCCCTTCCGTACCAAACAGGCAACGGGTCAAAAGTAAATACGTTCTTCTCATTTGAGTAAACCGTTATATTAAACTCTTTGCATATTCCAGAAATAAAATCGCTTATTTTCATATCTGGCACCATTTGTTGCAAGTTTATATTTCCCGATGTATTTTGTGATGAGTACGCGGTTGCTGTTCCTGTAGAAGAACTTCCGCCCCCTGTAAAGAAAATTTGTTTTGTATATCTAAAATCTAAATCAACTGTGTTTACTGTTGCTCCCCTTAATTTAAAAGTAAATATTGCAGTATCTGAATTGTTAATACTTATTGAAAAAGGTGCGCTTAATGGAGTTGTACTTCCATAAGGCATTACAGTATTATAAGTAAATGATTGACTATAAACATCATTTTTGTAAACATCAATGTAAAAATCAAACGGGTCATATGGTGACAATGCAGAACAAAAAATTTGCAAAGTGTGCGCCATTGTTTGCGAAGAATTTTCAGTTGAAGGTAAAATATTAAATGTGTTGTTTGCTATATTAAACGCGGTCTGTGGGCTTAAATTATTATAACTAACACTTTGTATATCTATTGGTACTCCTTCGCCTTGTAAATTAATAACGTCTTTGTTTTTAAACCATAAAAATGCTTTTTTAAATAAATCCGAACTTAAAAATAAACCATTAAATGTTATTCCGTATTGATTTTGTATTAAATCAAAAATACTTGCAACTCTAACCGCAGGAAATAATTCAGTATAAAAAAGTCTTCCGGTATTATGCCCTAAATTATTTACATTGCTTGATGGGTAAGTGTACCATTCTGGAAGGTTTGCTGTTGGTAATGGAACACTTGAACCAAACTGCCAAACTCGTTTAGAACTTATTAAAGGATAACGAACGTCGTAATCAGTTACTAAACTATCTATTGTTATTCTATCGTAAACTTCTTTTTCTGTGTATTCGTGGTTTAAACTTGTGTAATCTAATTGGTTTAATTTGTCTTCGTTGAAGTAATCTTTTAAACTTACACCTGCTCCGTAAAATGTTACTGAATAACTATCAGGTCTTCCGTTTTTTAGGTTCGTCTTTTCAAGTTGAATTTTACCACGTCTAAATAACACCGTGTCAACTTCAATAAAAGCGTTGTATCTATTTTGGTAATCTATTATTCCTAAAGAGTCAACATCATTTTGGTAAAAGTGTTTAAATATAGCGTTGTTAGTTGGTGAACACGGAATTGTAAATCCCTGTGAATAGTCTGTAAATATTTTACTTATATCCGAAATATTTTGAATAGTTGAACTTACGGAAATCTTTTCATCGTTGAATAATTCTAAACGTGCAAAGTTTGTTTCCGCTTGTGCAAAATCTGTTTCAATAAAAATGCCAACTTCTCTTTTCATTATATTACTGAATTAATAACATCGTATGCAAACTCAAAGTCTAAACTATAATTAATTTGTTTCGTGTTTATATGCTTAAACAACTCCGTGCTTTTAGTATTAATCTTTGCAGGTTTGTTGTCTATTAGAATTCGTTCGCTTAACATTATTTGTTTTAAAACTTCCTTCCAAGTTTCCTTAACCCAACCTGTATTTACTTTAATACTTTTCTTTGCGTTGGTATTAAATGTTTTTCTTTGCCCTTCTAATCCACTATAAAAAGTTGTTGGAAATTGTGATGTTTGCATCAAATTGTATTCCGTGTTTTCAACATTAAAGTTATCTGTACTTGCTTTAAAAAAGAATTCTCTTTGCCAAGCTCCGTACTTGTTTACAAAGTCAATTATAACAGGTGTATATTTGCATTCTTCTAACGGATAAAAATACCAAGTTGCTTGTACTGCTGAAGCTCCGTTTAAAATTTCTACTTTGTTTCCTTCGTTTACATTTGCGGTTCTTACTCGTGGAATATCAAATGTCGAACTTGCTACTGCTAAACTTGTTACTACTGCGGTGCTTAAATTTGTGTAACGTGCTGTAAAACTTGCGCCTGTTGTTACTCGTATTTTTCCTGCGTCTGAAGTAGGATTATAGTAATAATTTCCTGCGTCAAGTCCATAGTTTCCTAAATCTTTATTATAAAGGTCTTCGTAATATGTATAACCGTCAAATGCTATGTGTGTTTGTGTTGCTCCTACTTGTGCATAGGTAGTGCCGTTATACCAATAAAGTTTTAGTTGTACGTTTACTCGTTCATTCGTTGGGTTTGTTACTGCTGAATTTCCACCTGCTGCACACAAATTGAATTTTATGTATTCTCTAATATATGGACTAACATCGTACAAAGTGTCAATATTTGTTGGTGAAGGAATTAATTTACTTAACGTGTATGTAGGTGTTCCGCCAAAAGTTGTTGGACTTAAAAATATTTCCAACTTTGAACCAACTTGTGTTGATTGTGCTATTCTTACTATATACGGTGAACGTGCAAATATATTAGCCATTATTTCTTTTCGTTTTTAAATTGTGTTTGTTTAAATAAATTCATTGCATCCAACCCAAACTTTTCAACAAGTTCATCAGGCAATCTTTTAAACGCAGCTTCAAATGGTTTGGTAAAAAATAAACTCGGTTTTATTCCTTGTGCAAATATTCTTTTCTGCAACCAAAAACCCAAACTTTTATAACCACCCTTTGCAAATGTTCCGTCTGCATTTCTAAATCTTATATTCTTTTTTTGCGCCCATTTACTCAAAGGTTCAACAGGTGGCATTTTACTTTTAAAACTAAACGGACTATTCGGAGCTTTTTGTTTTCCGTTTTTTACTAAACTTGGTTTTGCGCCCTTAACTCCTTTGTCTTGAAATTGCCCGTATTGATTCATTTCAAAGTCCATACTTAACGAATTAGGCATTGCCTTTACATTTCCCTTTAAACTTTCGTAAAGTCCCTTAGAAACGTTCTTTTGACTTCGTGTTAAATTAGAACGTGCTTCTTTAATAACGTAATCGCGAAACCTTTCAAGTTCTTTTTGTACTTCGCTTTGTTTCATCTTAACAAATTGTCATTTCGTTCGGTGTTACTACGTCAAAAGTCATAGTCCATCCTGCCATATAATTTTCAAACCTTTCTGTAAATGGTTCTAAATTTGCAGTTCCTTCAACCATAAATAAATCGTATGCTAAACTTCCGTGTTTTATTATTTCATACGCCCTATTTAATACTGCGTGTTGTGTATTCAAAACATCTATTTCGTTGTCGTTACCTAAAAATATATCAGTTGTTGCGTTCTTGGACAAGTCTACAATATCCATTGCTATTAAACTAATATTCCAAGTTGTTGTGCGTTCGTCTAACGTGCAGTTATTTACCATTATATGTAATAAAGGAAATATTGTTTGTTTGCTTAAATCAACTTTGAATATGTCACCTTGTGTTACCGTGTTAACAATAACGTCTGCGTCAAAGTGTGTTTTTAATTTGTCTAATAAGTTGTAATAACCTGTCATCGTTTTAGTTTATTAAGTTGGCGTTGTTCAATTTCTTGCTTTTGCTTTTCGAAGGTAAGATAGTTGAGACACATAGTAAGTCTATATCCGGTGACTGTGTCAAATCTTGTAATGTCTCCTTGAGCGAGTGCATAAACTGATTGATACCAACCCCATTGTTTTCCAAATTGAGCTTGTTCGCTAAACTCGTTTCCGTCTTCTTGTTCATCTTTATCTGCCGCTCCAAATAAGTAAGCGTAGCTGTCAATAATTCGCTTCCTAAATTCCAAAAAAAAACACTTGAACTAATAGCTATGTCTACAGGCGTAAACTTCATTAACTCGTTCATTTCTTCCATAGGTTTGTAATCAATTATTTCGTATTTATCCTTGAACTTCATTTTAATAGGTCGGTACATAACAGCCATTGCCTTATGGTAATCTTCCCACTTCAGTAAATTGTTTTCCAAGTCTACATATTCGCCAAAACTTATTTCTTCAAGGTTTGTAATAAATCCAAATTCTTGTGTACCTATTTTAAACGTTGGTTGAAACTTCGGCTTTTGCTCAAACAAGTTTTTAAAGTGTAAAATTAATTCGTTTAAACTTGTCAACTTCATTTTTACAATATCCTTTAATTCTATACCGCAGAATATTTGAACCATTTTTTGTGCTATAAATTCTTCGTCATTGCTTCCCTGTTGAACTTTTAAAAATTCTTGGTAGCTTTTTAATGGTATTTCACTTAAAGTAGTTGGTACGTTTATTTCTAACTTCATATCTTAATAATTAATTATTCGTGTTTTTGTTGTGTTCGTTTTTTTGTATGTAATCGTATGCGTGTTTTAACATATTAATATCCCTAATATCTCGTAAATAAATACGAACCTTTACACCTTTTTTTTGGTAGATGTAAATCTGTACGCATTGCATCATTATTTCTAAATCGTTCATCGTATAAAATATAAACCTTTTGTTGGATTGTCTAATTGATATGCTACTGCGTAACGCAAAGCATCTATTGCGTGGTTGTGTTTGTCTATTGGTGTTTTTGACTTCTTCTCAAGCCAAGAATAGTTGTTTAGTTCTTTTATTAAATCTATGCTATCTTCTGTAATTACAAGGTCGTAATCCTGTAGTAAACTTATTCCGTAAATAACAGAGTCTGCTCCTTTGATTGTCGGCACAACATTATTACCTAAAGCGTTTAGTTCGCTTATTAATCGTGGTTCTGAATTATCACCTACTATTAAATCTTTAGCTGCAAAGTCTGAATTTAACCTTGCTATTTGGCTTGTGGTTAACGCCTGTTTGTAGTACAGTAACTTAACGTAAATAATTTTGTTTGCTTTGTCTATATTAGTTTTGACTAAAGTTGTAGGGTCTGCACTAAATCCGTAGTCTTGACCGTACACACTTACTCCAACTTCTTTAAATTCTCCAATCTTCCAATTTGTAAATATAACTCCTTCAGCTTTGTCTAACCAACCGCCAAGTATTGTGTGTTTGTATTTTTCAGGTCTTCGTTCTTTTATGTATTCAACCTGTTTTAAAAAAGACTCGGATAGGTTTTCTATATTGTCCAAGTACGTTGTGTGTATGTACGTGGTATCGTTTTTTATTAGTGTTGTGCCTTGTTCTATTCCTTTACTTTCAAAGAACTTGTCGTATATAAAATGTTCTTTTGTTGTAGGATTAAGAATAAGAATAACACGGTTTTGTTTTGTCTTGTGCCTTATAGATAAATCAATTTTATCGAACGTGTCTTCGTCTGTAAGTTCTTCTGCTTCGTCAAGAACCCACGTTGTAACTCCTTGTAAAGATTTTAAATTTGCCGTTTGTGTTCCAGAACTTGTCTTTATTCCTTTGAATATTATTTTGCTTCCTGTTTGTAGGTTTATTATTTCGTCTTTTGTTACGACAAAATCTTGTTCCATTTGCATCAACTCAATTTTTTCTATAAATTCCGGTATGATTGAAATGGATGCCGAAACCAAAGTGTAACGTGTAAACAAAACAACGTGTCCGCTTTCCTTTGTAAGTAAAAGTAAGAACGTTGTAACGCTGTAAGACTTGGACGAACCACGACCACCTGTTACAATAAAGTAACGTGAAGGACTTCCTAAATAATTAAACTTTTTATTTAAGACTATCAATTTTAAATAAGTCTTTTACATCAAAGTCGGAAACACTTAAGTTAGTATCTGTAGTTTGTTTAGGCGCTCCATAACAACTATCCATAAGTGCTTTGTAAGCGTTTACGTCTCCTTTATTTGCCTTTAATAACATAGCCAAAGTAATTGCTTGTTCTTGCGTTAAAGTTTCTTGTTCGCCTGTTAAAACGTTCTTTTGACTTGAAGCAAATTCTAACAACTCTTTTACAATAGTGCTGCGGTTTCTACTTCCTTTTGGTCTTCCATTTGGATTAGATACTTCGCCTTTTTTAAAGTTTTTTAAGTTTTGTTCGTTAGCCATTTTTTCGTTATTGTTTCGTTATTAACTTATATTTCTTCAGTCGTTTCTTCTTCTGCTTGTTCTGGAGTATATTCGTTGTAAATTACTCTTAACTTACTTACTAAATCTCTTAAACAACTTGAACAGGTGCTGAAGGTTAATTTTTGGTTTAATACTCTGTTGTTAATTGCTATTAGACTTGTTTGTTCATCGCTTGTAAGTGTGTTCGTGTTTTGCTTAAAATAAGCGTCTAACGTGTTAAACTCGTCTTCTGTTAAACACAACGGTTTTGCATACGGAAATAGTTTGTTTAACTTTTCTTTACGTTCGTCACATCCGCAGTCTTCACCTGCAATAAATTTAACAAGTTTGTCTATTCCTGTTGCTTCTGTAATTTTTGCGATTGTATCGCCTAATCCTTTACTTTTCATTTTTTCTTTTTTATTAGTTCGTAATCTTTATTTATAAAATCTTGGTAGTCTTCACCTACGTTATTTTTAATTCGTTTTTTGCAAGTTTTAACAGTGTTAAATATACTTGTTACACTTATGTTTGTTTCACTACTTATTTGTCTTAAACTTTTATTCGTGTTTTTGTATAACTCAAATAATTGTTTGTCGTACCAATGCCAACTATCACATTCAATATCTACGTTATTTAACAAATCGTTGTAAGCTTCGTTTTCTTCGGTGTTGTTTTCTTCTGCTAAATTGTAAACATCGTCTAAAGGTATAAATTTAATTTTGTTGTTTTTGTTCACGTGTTGAAGGAAAGTATTTTTTAAAGCTAACCACATATAACCTTTACTTATGTTTCCGTCTTTAAATAGTTTTTCTTCGCTGCTCCACTTCATTAACATTATGTAAGTTTCCTGTACTATGTCTTCAGCAAAGAAGTATTCGCCAAATTGATTAACCATTTTAACCCATTCGTTATGATGCTTTGCAACTTTAGTTAACCATTCCAATTTTTAATTGTTTAGATATTAAGCAAATGTATGATTAATTTTTCAACAATACAAAGACGAATTTATTAACAATTAGTTGTGTAGAACAAAAAAAGCGCAAACAATTAAGTCTGCGCCTACGTTTTTAACTTGAAAATTTTATCTATTTATGAAGTAATCTATTTTTTTAAGCGTTGAAAGTGAAACGTCTTTGCCTTCCAAAAAGTTTGTAAGTTGGAAAAAGTGAAATTTACTCCCGTTACTTTGTATTTCTTTTACGATGCTGTTTCGTGTTTTTAACCTTAAAATGTTTTTTACTTCAGTTCGTAACTGTTCGTCTTGTATGTACATATCAAAATGGTAAATCGTCGTTTACATCTAAATTAACATAACTTGGTTGTTTTAAAGTTCCGTTAATTTGTGGCTCACCTTTTACAAATGGTTCGCTAAATGAAGCTGACATAAATTTAACTCCTTTTGCTGAAGTCTTCAACCACAAAGCAACTTCCATATCTTTGCCATTTACGTTTACCTTGCCTTTGTAATCTGGGTGGTTTTCCGCTTTTTTGTTGTCATTCTTAAAAATTGCACCTGTGTTGTTTCTTGTTTCCATTTTTATTTATTTAAATTGTTTGTATTCGTGTTTTAGTCGCTCCAAGTATAGAACAAAGTCCATTGCTTCTTCTTGTGCGTGTGTAAGCCATTCTAACGTTGTTAAATCGGTTCGTTCTAACGTTGTCTTGTATTTCTTTATTCCTGCTTCTGAACGTTCCTTGAATTTAGCCATAACGCTTAAAACGTTTTTGTCTTGTATTTGTATGTTCATAATTTTTCTATTTCTTGTTTAACTTCGTTCCAATATTCTACAAAGTAAATATTTGCAGCGTTTAATTGTTCTAAGGTTTCCCAATCTTTTTGCCTTATATATGGACAAACTTTAATAATCTCATCAACTGCTATTAATGCACATTGTTTGGCGTCATTATGAATAACTACATCATAAACAACATTTTCATCTACTCCGTGAAAATAACAAGAGTATTTTTTAAGCAACTCATTTGCTTTTTCTTGTGGTGTCATATCAACCAATTAAATAAATTGTAAATACCAACGGCAGCAAAACCATAAATTGCTATCCAAATAATAATTGCGATTGTTTTCTCTTTCATATTTTCACGTTGTTTTCGTTAATAAATTCGTTTAGTTTTTTTCTTACTTCAAACATTGCTTCGTTACCGTTGTATTTGTATTCGCTTCTTAACCAATTGTCAAAATCAAATAATGCTGAATAATAATTAATTCCGTTGGTTGCAAAGTCAAAATCTTCTTTGTCTTCAGGTAGGTTAAATTCAAGTATTGCTTTCATATTATTTACCTTTAAATTCATCAATTAACATTTTCCATAAAAGTATTGCAATAGGTAAAAGTAATCCAATAATTACTATAAATAATAGTATTGCTTTCATATTGTTTCAATTAAACTGTTAAAATAAATTCTTGCTTCTTCAACCTTTGTTTGTATTTCCCAAATTACAGTTTCATCTCGTTCTATTTTAAAGACTTTTACTTTTGTTTGTTCTGGAAGGTGGTCGAAGTTATGTTTCTTTTCTACGTATTCCCTAATTTCTGCGTCTTCGTCAATTTTAAATTGTTTCCAATGTTCACGTCTAATTTCGTCTTCAACTATTTCTAAAGGAGTATTGACTAAACAATAACAAAGTAATGCTTCGGTTTTTCCTGTTAGCCACATATAACCCTGTAATTGATAGTAATAATCTTTAGTTGGTATTTCATCTTCAAAGAACGGAAACGTGTGTGCTTCGTAACTACATTTAATGTCTAAAAGAATTTCATTCGTGTTTACGTCCGGTGTTCCTGTTATCCATTCGTTGTTAAAATGTTCTTCGTTCTTGAATATAAACCCTAAACCTAAAACATCATTTACTAAACTTATTGCCTCGTCTTCGCATTGCAAACCTTTGTCCGTGTAACGTGAACTAAATTCTTTTTTAATACCGAATTTTTCTTCTAAAACAAGTTCTTGGATGTAACTCTTTGCTGTTTTGCTTAATGTTTCGGTCTTGGTGCGTGGAGCGGTCATTAACCGCCCCAATGCTGAACAACGTATTTTCATACTTCTAACGTTTTTAATTGTGCAGGTGTCAAAGAATAAGTTGCGATTAATTGCTCGGTTGTAAATTCTCCTTTACCTATGGCGTCAATTGCTTTTTGAAAACGTTCGTTTGTTATAGTTGGTTTTTTAGGTTCGTGTTTTACTTGTTCTCCAGAAGCGTCTGTGTCTTTGTCCGTAACTAAACCAAGCATTGAACTTAAAGCGTAACGTCTTAAGTAAGTAATTGCACTTCCTAATACTTGGAACTCATTCATTCCTTTTAAAATTACTCCTTGCGGAATATCAATTTTGCTTTCGATACTTTCAGCACTTTCAACGTGAAATAAACAAGTTGCAATTTGTGTTCCATTAATTAATTGAGTAAATCCTAATCCGTGTTTTTTTAATAATGGATTAATTACTTCAAAGATTTTCGGTAAATCTGCGTAAGTGTAACCGTAACCTTGTGTTGCTTTGTGAATAACAGGTACTTCTTGTTGGAACGCTGCTAAACTTTTAAATAAATGTTTCATAGTTTTTGTTTTAAATTATTTGTTGTTATAAGTATTGCACATTGCAATAAATCTTTTTCTTGGTAACTTTCTAAATTGCTCGTAAGTTAAATTGTTTGCTTGTGCAATTAATACCATTTTTGCGTTTAATTCTGCGATTGTTTTCATAGTTGTTGTTTTTAATTATATACAAATATACAAATACTTATTTAATAAACAACTGTTTTTAATAAATATCTTCAAAAAAAATTGTAATAGGTAGTAAAACACCTTTGCTTGTGTTATTGTCACCGCCAAAAACATCGCGGTTTGTTCCTATCCATTTACGGCAGTGTTCTTTTAATTTGTCAGTTTTTATAATTACACAGTGAACATCGCTGAACCAAAAACAATAATAGTCGGCTTCGCTTGTTGCTATTCCTGAAGGTTTGCCCCTACTTTCATATTCTACAAAAACGTTTTTAGTTTCTAAACAACGAAAGTCGCGTTTAACTTCTACTTTTTTTTGCAGTAAGTTTCCAAGTTCTTTTTCATAAACTTGTCCTACTTCTAAATCGTGTTTAAAGTCGTTGTTATAATTCATTTTAGTTTTTGTTTATTCCTTGTGTCCACCTTCCTAATTTTACTGAATGTAAACAATTTTCACTTTGAGTACACCATTCCAAATTTTTAATTGAATTATCTTTTTTATTACAATTAATATGATTAATAACTTTTTTATTATTTGGATTAGGAATAAATGCTTCTGCTATAATTCTATGAAGCATAACTCTTTTAGAAACTCCTTTATTTGATAATTTTATTCTTAAATATCCTTTACCATTATCAAGTGGTTTAAGATAATAATCACCTTGATATTTAAAGTTGCATAAATGATTTTTACCAACTCTTTTAATTCTTCCTAAATTAGATACTTGATAAATTTCTTCATATCCAATAACATTTTTCCAAACTTCCATAAATAAAAAAACCTTAACGCTTTCGAGGTTACGGGCTCTACTTACGCTAAGGATTTAAAATGTTTTTAAATGTAGCCGTAACTCTACAATACAAAAATAATTATTTATTTAACTCATTAATCTTTTCTTTATATTGTTTTATTAACAATTTTAATTCGTCTTTACTCCATTTTTTTTCTCTATTTCCAAATTCTTCTAACCATTCTACTTTTTCAATTCCTATTTTTACTATTAATCTTTTTCTATATTGAATTAAATTACCTGATAACATAACGTTGCATTTATAACAAGATACCCAAACATTATTTTCGTTAAATCTAACTGCTGAATGTCCTCCTGAACTTAAATAATGTGAAGCGTGTTTTACTCCTATAATAGGTTTGTTGCACGAAATACAATTTAGTCCAGCGTCACGTTGTCGAATAAATTTATTAAACACCTGTTGAGCAATTTTTAAATAGTCGTTTGCAGTTTTTAAGTCTTCCACTAACTTCTTTTTCTTCTTGTTCCATTCCTTTAACTTTTGCGTTTCAACCATTGCTTTTATACATTCGTTTTTTAAACAAAACTTTTGTAGTGTGCTGAACGGTGTAAATTCTTCTTTGCAGTTAAAACATTTTTTAGTTCGTGTTTTCAAAGTTCCGCGTTGTTAAATTCTATAATTTTTTTTAAGTCTTTTACATCCTGTTTTAATTCTAAATTTATGTGTTGTAAATCAAAGTTAATTTGTCTTGTCGCTCTAAATTCTTTTTCTAACGTTTGGTAAACTAACATTGCTTTTTTTATTTCGTGTAAACTTTGCTCCATTGAACTTATTAAATCTGTTCGGTTTGGATGTTTCGTTTTTATGTCTTCAATGCTAACTTGAAGTTTTAAACAAGTGTGGTTTAAGTTTATTCTGCTACTTAATAATTCAAGTTCCATTTTTTTAGTTTTTAAATTGTTTGTTTACAAGCAAAAGTTTTTTCATATACATTAGGTGCTGGATTTGCTTGTTCAAAGTAACACAATTTTTCTTTATCAAACCAAATTTCAATCATTCCAATATTTCCGTTTGAACGTGGTTTAATTTTATTAAAGTGTAATTCAGCTAAATTAAATGTAGGGTCTTGCCTGTGTACTGTTATCATACATTTACCACTATTGAACCATTCGCTGCCACCTTTTAAATCGTAAGGAACAGGAGCGTTTCTTTTTCCGTTTTCTTTTTCAGTTAGTTTAGGGTGTATAATTGTATGTAAATGTAAATCGTTGTCTTCTGCTATTTGATTTCTATATGGCAAAACATATTCTAAATATTGTGCATATCCGCCATAATCGTTATAAGGGTGGTTTAAGTCTTTCCAACTATCAATTGAAGCTGTGTGTAGTTCATCGTGTTTTTTTAGTTCAACAGCCATATCCCAAAATTGAATTGGTGTAAGTTTTGCCTTAACATCTTTTTTAGTCAATACCTTAAAATGTTCTAAAACCCAATCAATAGCTTGTGTTATTTCTTTGTCTTCAATCGTGTTTCTATCTTGTGGGTTAAAACTCTTGCCTGTTTTCTTATGTATTAAATCAGCAATTATTTCTACATTAGAACCAACATCAGGCAAATAAACTAAATGCTTCCAACCATAAAATTTAGAAGTGTTCATTAAGCATTCCATTAATACTTGCGTTTTACCGCTCATAGGAAAACCCGTCCAATCCGTACAATTTCCTAAACTCATAGAATAATGTTCGTGCAAACTTTTAAACCCTAAATATTTGCCTTTATTATTGTAATTGTCTCTATATTTAAATAATTGAGTAATTACGTCTCCAGCTTCGGTTATTTTATATCCATTTAACTCCACGGTGCTTTCCATTTTTTAGGTTCGTTAACTTCTTGTATTTCTATTGGTTTTTCCCAAGTCCTTACACAAGCCTTCCAATCTATCATTTTATTTTTACCAACCATCCAACCTTTAGAAGAATAAAAATTTAAAAATTTGTTTACATCAACTCCGTTTTTTCGTTGTGTACAATATTCAAGTATTTCATTAAAAGTAGGTTCTATAAATATACTTCTTTCATTCTTTTCATTCTTAACATTCTTGTTAGTGTTCGTTTGCTTTATCGTTTGGTGTTCGTTTGCGTTATCGTTTGCTTGATACTCTTTATATTTAACTATTGATATTAAAGTAGTTACATTGCTTTTTTGCCTTACTATATTTTTATCATTTTCTAACGAATTTAAAAACCTTTCAACTTTGCCCCTTGACCATTTCCAGCGCTTACCTAAACTATCAATATCGTAACCAACTTGTCCTTCTTTTACATCAACTCGAATACCACGTTTATAAAAATATCCTTCTTTATGATTTGCTAATAATAATAAATCAATCCAAGCGTGTGCCTTATCAAATGGTTCACAATTGTAAATTGGGTTTTCTAATAAGCACCTGTGTATTTTAATCCAACCTTTCATACTCTAATTTTTTTTAAATGAAAAACCCCTGTTTAATCCGCAGGGTCTCACTTCTGCTTCATTAACAAGGGTTAATAATTTTTTTTGTTCTATTACGTGAGACCGAACCATATCGCAAATTTAATAATTAATTTAACATAAACACGAATTAATAAAATTTATTTCTTATTCTCAACTGAATTTTACGCAAATCTTTTAAGTTCCTTGCTTCTTTTATTTCTTTACGCAAATCAAGTTCTGGACGTTCTAAACTCAAAAGCAATTTGTAGTATTCTATGTCGTGTAAAAATAGTTTGTCGTTTACATCGCTTAAATCTTGGTAAGTTTTTAAACCGTGTAAAATTGTTGCGTGGTTCATATTAAACAGGCTTCCAATTCCTTTTAGTGTGTGTCCGTCTTCTCGCAGCTTCCTGAACAAATAAATTCTTCGGTGTACTATTTCACGTTTTCGGTTTTTCTTTGCAAGTCCGTCTTGTTCTATTATTTCTTTTATTAGTTCTATCATTGTTTCGTATTTTTATAGGTTTCGTTGTAGTATGCTTCACCTGTAAAGGTATAACCGTAAGTCACAATTGAGTCGGGGTTGCTTTTTGTTTTTTGCTTGTTTCCGTGTGCTTCAATTATTTGTTGCTTTTCCATTTCTTTGGCTTGTTCAATTATTTCAATCATTATTTGTCTTTTAGATTTTATTTGCTCTTCACTGCAATAAGTACCAATAAATCCTTCATAATGAAATCTACCAATCAACCATTCTACTGCTGTCTTTTTCATTGTTCTATTTGTTTAATTTCAATTATAATGTCATCGTTTTTTTGTATTAAGTTTTTAACGTGCTGGAAGTCGTAAGCTTCAACTATTCGTGTTTCTAACTTAATAGGTGCGCCAACATACGCCCAAGTTTTAAAAGTTGCTTTAAATCGTTTCATTTCTTTAAATTTTATTTGTTCGTTTTTTTTAATCCTGCAAATCTCAAGGTATAACCCTAAATCAAATGTTCCGCGCCATTGTCTCTGCCACCAATCTAATTGGTCGTATATAGTTCCGCTTGTCATAGTTCGTGGTAAAAAGTGTAGTTACTTTCATCGTTACTCGCTTTCCATTCCCAAAAGTTATAATGTACCAAATCACTGTTTATTGCTTCCTGCATTTCTAAACGTAAATCTTCTAAAATACGAACCCCAAGAACGTGCGGTTGTAAATTGTCATCTGTTTCTGTTAACCACTTTTCCGAAACTTCAACATCTAATTCAATAAATGCATATTCACTAACTTCATCGTAATCGTTAAATTCCCAAGTTCCTGCTATTGAATAAGTCCAACCTGTAAATTCATAGGTTAATTCCCACCCTTTATTCCAAAATTCTAAATTTCTATTTTTCATCTTACAACGCTTTTAAATACATTAAACAATAGAACATACCACCCAACACAATAAAAGCCGTTAGAGTGCTTAAAAAGTGCCTTAAAAACGATTTGTGTTCTTCGGTTGTTGGTGTAAAGTAATCAATTAAATTTTTCATAGTCTTATTTTTTAAATTGGTTAAATAAATTTTCTACTTCCTGCAATTGCTCATAGTCTAAAAATGTACATAATGTTTGAATAATTAAATGCAGTTGGTTCGTGTTTAGTTTGTTTTCTTGTTGTTGTGTTTCCAAGAAATCAATTACTTTGTTAAATTCTGTTTTCATAGTTTTTAAATTAGTGTGCGTTACCAAGTCGCACCCCTTGT